GGCTTGGTTAAGGTCTGTGGTCTGCATGAAGTGATGTTGAAGTTGCTTGATAAGAGTAGTCTTACCCATACCACTGCCGCTAGTGAATACATCAAGCTCCCCAAGGCGTATGCCGTAGGTCTTTTGATTCATTCCCTGCATAAAACTAGGCCAAGCATAGCTCTGCACTTCGGGACGATCTTCAAGACGCTTACGTAACTCAGAACCACTTACGATACCCGCAGGGGTGTAAGTCTTGGCTTGCCACATGGCAGTGATAAGGTCTTTACTGCGACCTGCCATTAGCATCTCTGAAGCATCTTTAAGAGGTAGTGATGCTATCTTAGCTTTACGTGGTGGAAGCAACTCAGCAACCTTGTGGGCGGCTTCCTGCCCGACTTCATCTTGGTCAAACATAATGACCACGGTGTCAAACTTAAGAAGCCACTCAAGGTTATTCTTGACAGCTTTGACTGCCCCTTGACAGCCGTTTGGGACGCTCACCACGGCCCACTTGTTGTCTTGGGTCTGGCTTGCACTTAAGGCATCGATTTCTCCTTCTACGAGCGTGACCATCTTTCCACCGTCTTTCCAAAGCCATTGACCATAGAGAGGGATGTTTTGAGTATCACCTAAGAACTTAAAGTCCTTATTAGGAAAGCGCACCTTCTGAGCAATGGTGGTGCCCTTATCGTTTTTGTAGTTTGCTATCTGAACCGTAGTACCGTTGTACTCAGCCTTGGTGTAGTCCCATAGGGCACAGGTATCGGCATTGATCTTACGTTTGTTTAGGGAAGTGTGTTCCCCTTTAGGTATCAATCCACTCACTTTAGGTGCCTCTTCTGTTGATTGTAGGGCCACATCCCACGGCACGTTTGCGTCACACGCGAAGCACTTTCCCCACCCGTTTGAGTACAGATGGTATCCATCACTGGATGTACACTTAGGGCAGGGAAGCTTTCCACTTAAGAGGTGCGAATCTCCTTGGTCTGTTTTAGCCATGCTGCTACCTCAAATATTGGGCATGCCTTATGTGAGTCCAAGTCTTTATGACCGACTACAGCAGCATTAGGATAAATTTTAGTCATTGTTTCAACGAGACAATCTAACGTGTCCCATTGTTCAGGAGTGTAGTTAACATCGAAGTCACCATCTTCATCTATGCCACCTACCAAACAGATTCCCAAGGAATTGTGATTGAAGCCCTTTACGTGGGCACCAACTTGCTCTAAGGCACGTCCTGTTTCAATGATACCGTTCTGTCGTATAATAAAATTGTACCCGCAACCCGCCCAACCTCTGCGTTTATGCCACTGGTCGATTTCTTTAAAACCTATATCCATTGACGGTTTAGTTTGGGCACAGTGAATTACCACATAGTCTGTGCGTTCTCTTAGTTTCACTTTAGTTTTTCCTTAAGCCAACTGTCGGGCACCTTACCTTCACAGTATTTGAAGTCATACTTCTCACACCACTGGGAATTAGTGAACCGCTTAGATTGAACTTTTGTGTTGTTGTTTTGGAACAAGAATCGAAACTCCTTGTCAGGGTACTGCTTCTTGAGTAATTTCATCTTTCGGCAGTCTTCGTCTTTAAACCATCCCTTTGCTTCAATGTAGATACCATTTGGCAACTGGAAGTCTGGTAGATACTTACGCTCGACAACATACGGGATACGCTCATGTTCATACTGAAAGCTAATACCCCGTTTGTTTAGGTCAAGTGCTACGTTTCGTTCAAGGCCGCTTCGATACTTAACTTCTTTCTTAGAAGTCTTCTTCGTCTTCTTCGTTGCTGAAGTCACTGCTACTTTCTTCTGCAACTTCTGAGGGCTTTGAGCTTTCTTCAAACGTATATCCTTCTTCTTCTCCGAATGGACTTGACGCGCCATACTCAACAAGGTCAATTAATTGAGTGGATTTTAAACGTAATGAAACTGATGCTTCTTTAGTAGACTGCATCATGTAAGGGACAGGCTCGAAACCAACTTTCATAATCGAACCATTACCAATGTTTAACTGCTCAGTAATGGGCTTCGCTTTGGCATCAAACACAGCAACTTTGTTGGTGTACGTGCTGCCGTCTTTAGCTGTAATACGGGCCTTGGTCTTGAATTTAAATTCAATCTCACCTGTTTCATTGCCCTCGTCATCAAGCACTTGCTCGTAAGGGGTACGCTTAGTCAGCTTAGTCTTAAGCCTTGGGTTGTCCTTTAAAGACTTTGCATAAATTGCATCTGTAAGACTATCTAGCTGACCACACAAGTCTTCAGCTAAATCTTCCCGTACAACAAGCTTCATTGAGTATTCCCCTTCTGGTTGGTATTTTGTGTCAGGTTGAAAAACCTTAACCCAATTTGCCGAGCCTTTAGGTGTCATCATCATTTTATTAGCCATGCTATAGTTACCTTTTGTATTTTCGTTCAAGTTCTGAAACATCTATGCCTTGCCCAATCAGGGTGGCAAAGAGGTCTAGTGGTATAGGCTCACCGTTGGTGATTAGTTGGACTGCTCTATCTATGTCATTCATTATTCCTCTCCATCAAGTGTGTTTTTCGGTACACTTGTGTATAACGGGATACTTATGGGCTTTCAGCACATGCGTTGCAAGTCAAGCCCTTTAAGAGAAAAAATACTTAGATTCAATAACGCCCTTCAAACATAGGGTGCCTTTCTTTGGTGGGTGGGCTACTTCGGGAATAGCCTTTAGCATTGAATCACGGAATTGCTCTAGCACATCGTTGTCCTCAAACATTTTTACAAACACCTCCCTGAGAGTTTTTGCCAGCAGTGCAACATTCTTTACTGTCGTTCCGTAGGAATCGTGAATCATCCAAAAATCTGTAATGGGTTTTTCACCAGCAGAACCACCAGAAGCGCAGGAAAGTATCGTCAGCACCATGAACGCAGAATCTATCCCATGAACAAAATTGGGTGAGACTCCAGAAGCTGCTCTCTTCTTATCCACCTTGGTATAGTTAGGAGAGGCCATACGAGGGCGCACAAGCTGTCCATCAATGTGGGTCTGTATCCGTAAGGATTTCATCTCAGGGTAGCTCTGAACGATCTTAAAGCCGCTTGGTGTTTGCCACATGAGTGGTATCTCTTCTCGGCTCACATCCCGCGCAATCTTTTGTAGCCAATTCATAGCTTCGTGTGCCGATATGACGCAATCACTAATGCTGGCCCAGATCATTTTAGCTAGGTAAAAAGTTGCCTTTATAAAAGCATCATCGTTGTCCCCGAAAGGATTAATAAGCTTTCCAGACTCAAAGCGATATGTAAGTTCGTCCCTCACATAGTCGCGGCAAGAAAACAAAGTTGCGCTATAGCAGCGAGTCATACACGGCTTCTTACACAGCTTTCGATCTATGCCCATCTCTAACCAAACTTTAGCCCACTCCGCTTCATCAGTGTCTAGTAATGCTTCTTCAGCAAGTTTGTTTTCACAGATGATAGCTACGTCTTTATAAACGTCTGCGGGACTGTCACTAGGCATTACATTTGTCGCCAAGGCACCAACTTTATCTCTTAGCATTGCACTATATAGTTGGAGTCCCGAATTAGTTGCATCAAGATTTACAGAAATGTGACTTATGAAACCGTACCCCTCACGTTGAAACTGGGCAATCTCAAAACAGGCTGCAAGGAATCCCCAAGGGTCGTCACAGTCTTTCCAAGAAGTATGAGTAAGAGGGTCAGAATCAATAGCTATTATTTCTGGCATCATTTCCTCAATTAGTCTGACACGTTCACTAATGGTCTTCTTGTCATAGCCAAAACAATTAGCTGCATGGTGGTACAGCCATGACAATTCCTCAAACGTGTCAATAGGCGCACCGTTAGCAAGTACCATCTGGGCTTTAATTACTGAGCTACCTTGAGGACTTAGAAACTGTGCAACTGGATAGATACGTCCACGGAAATCTGTCTGATAAATAAAGAACAATTCGCTGTACTTACTGAACCGTTCAGCAACAATAAGACTACGTTCAAAGGCTATCTTTTTAGACAATGCACTAGCGTTCCTTTCGTGTACCAACTGTAGTGCTTTTTTATGTTTAAACAGTATCTGCTTCTGAGATTCATTAAGTGTATGCGTAGGCATATTAGGGAAGGGTGAAAGCGGCATAGGTGTGTCATCCCAAGACGGAATACCACCCCAAGACTGACCAGACTCCCAACACATGCGTTGCAATTTAATTATACGTTTATTGATACGAAACGGTGTGTTCTGAAGAATGTTTACAGCGTCTATAGTCTTCTTCAAATCAGGGTCGCCCTCTAACTCCTCCAGTAGATGACGATTGCGTGTCTTAATAAGCGGTAGACGTTTCTTCCATATAGTTGAGTGCATAACCTCGGACATGATGGTTGTACGATTTTTAGGTGGAATGACAAAGGGCAATGCTTCAGGTGTTAAGGTTTCATTCAGACTATTAAGTTGGCGCACCCAATCAAGAATCTCAGGTGTCGCAGATAGATAATGTGTCACCCTCTTCTTACCTGTATGCACCTTGTCAACAAACACCATACCTGTTGTCTGGATTATCAAATCGACTAGCTTTGAGCCTATGTGATAAAGCTCTGGAGTAGTCCAAGTATTGTAAGAAGTGTTAGCTTTATCTGCTGCCTTACGTAATGTCATCTTGCGGTGAATACGTGAAGCTTTACGCTTCGCCATATAATCCATCGTGGATTTAAACCATAGTTTGTTGTGTAACTTGAACTCGTCACATAGATGTTGGTCGTGGATGTTCTGGCCTATCTGCACACATACGGTGGTCATTGTTGAACGGGTCGTGAGTGAGTTTATAACAGACTTGAGAGCTACGTAGCAGCATACCTCTATGTCTAAGGTGGATAGTATTTTAGCAGCCGTAGTGTGCTTCCCTGCCTCTCCTGCCAGTGACGTTTTAATGTAAATATCTAAACTATTAATAAGTTTATCTATGGTTGTTTTCATCAACAAAGAGCCATGTTGTGTGTCGGACTCCTGACCTTTAGCTTGTGCTTTTTGTACATTCCTACGGTATCTTGAAACACCACGATCTAGCATCTCCTGCTCATGCTGTATCTGTATTTGAAGTAACTCTTCTTGTGTGTGTTTGATATACATAATGATTCCTAAGTTAGCTAATATTGGGGAGCTAGGCTGCGCCTCCCTCTGCTCCCTTACTATAGGTATGCAGGGGGGTGCGGTATAACGGGATACTTATGGGCTTTCAGCACATGAGTCGCAAGTCAAG